CGCGACCTCGAGGCGCTCGGGCACGGCAACCCGGATAGCTGCGATGAGGAACGCAACGGCGTGCTGGTGCTTGACGAGCTCGGCACGTGGCTCAACTCGCGGGGCTTTCAGGACAAGGAACGTGCCGGCGTTCTCGACTGGTTGATCCACGCGCGCAAGCACGGTTGGGACGTCTACATGCAAGTGCAGTCGAGCGAGATGATCGACAAGCAGGCGCGCGTCGGGCTGATCGAGTTCGCTTGCGTCTGCCGGCGCATGGACAAGATCCGAATCCCGATCATCGGCGGCTTGCTCGGCCTGGTGCACCCGCGTCTCGGGCGCTTGCCTCGCTGGCATCGCGTGACCTCACGCATGGTGCTCGACGCCGGCCAGCACATCGTTGCCGAGCGGTGGAACTTCCGGGGCACCGAACTGCATTCGGCGTATGACACGCGGCAGGTTTTCCGCTCCGACTACCCGCATGGCGCGCATTCCGTACTCCCTCCCTGGGACTGGAAACCGCCACTCTCGTTCTGGGCCAGAGTGCGTGCACGAGCGCAGGCGATGCGGCCGGCTGCGGGCACGCGCAGCGGGCGCGCACCGTCCGAGAAGCCGAAGGTCGTGCAGATGCTCATGGGGCTGCCTCCCGATGAGCGCCTGCGCCACACGCAGCGCTTGGTGTCGCTCGGGCTGATCTAGCGGGGACCGGGGCGGGAGCCCCAAGTGCGCGGAGCGCCCACGGTCTGGTCAGCCAGCGGCAGCGATGGTGGCCTGAGCCCGGTGCGCGTTCGCGGCCTGGGCCATCATGGTTCGCATTTGGTGCAACCGCGCCATGCAAAGCCGGCCGACCGACGCCGGGCGCAAAGCCTTCCAGATGCGCGACAATGTATAGACTGTCCGTTGGAAGGTTGTAAGTGCCTCAGTGCCGGAAGTCGCTCCCGCGTCCGTCCCCTGGGCGTCGTCCATCGTAATCGTGCTCAGGGCCGCGACGACGCCAAGCGCCCAGCACGCGAAAAGCGCCCGTTTGAGCATCCCTGCTCGCGAGGCATTTTTGGGGTTCTCGATGATCGCAATCGCGACCCACTCCCGCGTCTCATCCCCAGGTAGTTGAAGCACATCGCAGAGCGCGGCGACGGTCTCCGGACTGATCGCGCGCCGGCCTCTGCGCATCGCGTTCATGTCCTGCGGGACGATGCCGATCCGTCGCGCTAGCTCGGCGTCGCTGTGCACTTTTGCACGAGCCATGTCAAGTAGTGTTTCTAGGGACTTCATCTAAGCACCTTTCCTTACGTAGACTCGCGCCCCATAAGGAATTTTCCTTATGAACCCAGCGAGGTCTACATGAGCATGAATGCTACCCCGACGGTCGTGACGATTTCCGGCCGAATTTCCAACGTTGACGCATATCCGAAGGTCAAACCGCGCCGCTGGACCACCCTGGTCCGCATGAAGGCGGCGAGCGAGTACGACACGCCGGCTACGGTCGAGGTCGTTTCCGAACGCTCGCTCGGTGGGGAAGGGGAGGTCATCAGCGTTGAGTGCGCCGTGACCGGCCGCTATCGCTCGTATGAAGTGACCGACAAGCAGACCGGCGAGGTCCGCGTCGTCCGCACCGCGGACAACATCCTCACGGCAGCTTGACCGTGAGCGGCTCGTTCCAGGGCTTCGAGGTCGAAACCGGCCACGACGACAAGTCGTGGTACTGGGACGAGCACGGCGACCACGCACGCGAGCAGAAGTTTGCGTCGTGGCGCGAGCAGCAGGCGCTCGAAACCCGCGAGGCCATCCCGATCAACGATGCGTACATCGCGTCCCTTGAGTGGGATGCCGAGATGGACCGCATGCGCACGCGCACCGATTGGTCCGTGGTCGCTCAGTTCGAGGACGCGGCGCGTGTTGCGTTTGAACAGGTCGAGGCCGAAGCGCGCAACGGTGCGAGTCGGGATGGCCTTGTCTCAGTTCTATCAACGGGAAAACGGGCGAAACGTGTACCCCGTTGCGACCGCAAGCCGGCTGCGGCGATCGCGTCAGCGAGCACGCAGGCCGCCGTTCAGGCGGCAGGCGCATTCATCGCAGGCGGTGCCGAAGCGCGCATGGCCAAGCTTCGGATGGCTGTCGGGTTTGCTGCTCGTGTTCACTGCGCACCCAGGAAGGGCCATAGGCCCTTCGAGGTGCGCATGCTGACGCTGACCTATCGAGACGCGAAGGCATGGCGTCCGAATCAGATCAAGGAATTGATGCGCCATGTGCGCATGTGGCACGAGCGGAACGGCATGAAGTGCCGCTATGTGTGGGTGGCCGAACTGCAGGACGGCAAGCGCCGTCGCGATGGTGTCGGCCGCGACGCCGTGCATTACCACGTAGCGTTGTGGGTGCCGGTGGGCGCACCGCTCATGCCGATGCCTGACAAGCAAGGGTGGTGGGCGCATGGGTGGTCCCGCATCGAGTCAGCGAAGCACGCTGTCTCGTACCTCATGCACTACCTCAAGAAGTCCAACTCCAAACACTTTGGGAGCTTTCCCGATGGCTGTCGTCTCTACTCCGTGGGCGGCTTGGAGCATGCTGATCGGCGTGCTCGTCGCTGGCTTCGTCTGCCTGCGTTCGTGCAGGGTAATTCTTCGATCTTCGACAACTGGACTCGGAAGGTTGGGGGAGGGTGGGTCTCCCCTGATGGTGAGTGGTTCCCCTCCGAGTTTCGGCGCGTCTCGATTGGCGGGTGCGCCGCGCTCCAGCGAATGCATACCCATCCGCGCACCATTGACGCGAGCGGACCTTTCAACTGGATCGATTCGCGCGAGGTCGTGCAATGAACGCGCGTGATCGCCTGCTCTGGCTGATCCTGTCAGCGGCGGCGCTCGCCGGCTGCACGTCGATGCAGCGTGCGTGGTATCGCTGCGATGCACGGGACGGCATCTTTCGAGGCTGGGACTACAAGTCCGAGTGCGACCGGCTGGAACGGTCGGCGCGAGGGGTACAGCGTGAACTGGTCTGACGCGGCGCAGGTGCAGCAGGCCGTGATCGTGCTGCTGCTCGTTGTCATCTTCGCGATGGGCTATCGCGCAGGGGACAAGCGATGAAAGAACTGCTGCTCCTGTGGGTCGAGCCGGTTTACTGGCGCACGGCCGTGCTGCTCGCAGCGGTCGGCCTCGTGGCAATCGGCTATCACGCGACGCGCGTAGGCGCGTGGGTCGCGCGGAGGCTCGCTCGATGATCGACAGCGACACGATCCTGCGCTTGATCGTCGGCGCAATGGGGATATGGGCCGCGGGCTTCGCGGTCGGGCGAACGGTCGCGTGGGTTCGGGAAATTCTCAACGCGGCTTGATGAATGCGCGGCATGTTGCCGCACCCGGCGTCGCAGCGGTTCCCTGCGGCAATTCGAGTGGAGATGAAAGATGAACCTCAAGGAAAAACTGCTGGTCGGTACCGGCCTCGCCATGTCGTCGGCTCTCGCGATGGCGCAGACCACGGACCCGTTCGACACGGCGATCACGACCCTGACGGCGAAGGTGACCTCGTACGGTGGCGCGTTGGTCGCTCTGGCGGCGGTCGGCGTGGCGTTCTTCGTCGCGATCAAGTACGTCAAGAAGATCACCCGCGCGGCCTGATCATGCAGACCATTGCCCACACGTGGACGCGCGCGCGGGCTTTGGTCTGCGTGTTCCTGCTGTGCCTGGTCGGCCTGGCGCACGCTGAGGGGACGATTCCGTTTCCGCCCGTGCAGTACATGGTCGGCGCGGGCGGGAATCCGGCTGACCCGCAGTGGGGTCCGACCCTCGATCTCACTCGTGCGGGTGCGTGCGCGAAAGCGCCCCCTCGGTTTGGTGCGACCGCCAGTCCGCCGCCGGGTCCGTACGGTGGTGGCACGCTGGTGAACAGCAACACGCAATGCAACATCACGTACAACGGTGGGGCGAGCAGTGCGAACGTCAGCGTCTACCAGATCAACCCGAGCTGTCCGCCGAACTCGACTGGCCCGAATGGCACGGCACCGAATCAGACGTGCACCTGCGGTGCGGGCACATCGCCGGCCGATGGCAACACGGCCTGCGTGTCGTCGAACGCGTGCACGGCCGGCAACGGGTTGAGCCAGATCACGAACTACACGGTGGGATGGGTGAAGAACCCGAACGCCGAGCCGGTCGATTCGGTCGCGAACATGGTCGGCGACTACAAGGGGCCGAAGATCGGCGACAACCAATGCATGGCGGGGTGCAAGCGCAACGTGTACGGGCTCGCTCCGAGTACTAAGGGCTTCGTCTCGCTAGAGGCCGGGCCGACTGGTCTTTACCGCATGTCGCTTGACTTCGTGACCGTGGGCATGGGCGTCACGTGCACGGCCGGCGCGTCGGATGCGGCGGGCGATCCGAACACCGCGCCGCCGGCGTGTCCTGGCGTCATGGGCATGGTGAACGGGGTCATGAAGTGCCTTGCCAGTTCGCCGAGTACTCCGCTGCCGGCACCGTCGAACAGCGCGAGCGCGCCGCCGGCAGGGACGCCGTACACCCCAGGCAACCCGGCAGCAGGGGACAAGCCATCGACCGGGCCGGGGGCGGGCGACGGCGGCGCGGGGCGCACTCCGGTGAGTGGCAACGGCAGCAACAACGGTGGTAGCTCGTCGGCGAGTACGGGCCAGTTGGGCGGCAGCGGGGTCGGTGGCGGTGGGTCGAACACGGCAGGGGCGGGCGGTGCGGGTACAGGCTCGACCGGCGATGGCACCAAGCCGCGCGATCCGTGCGGCCTTCCAGGCACGCCGGCCTGCAAGCTGGACGAGACAGGGACGCCAAACGGGCAGGGCGTTTATGACGGCGCGACCACGGTTCTCAACACGAGCAAGACAAACGCGCTCTCGGGCATCGATGGGGTCGCTGGCATTTCGACAAACCGCTCTAACGGTGGATTCGGAACCGGCTGGTTTCCCGTGGTGCCGAGTTCGTGCACCAACCCGCCGGGGATCGCGAGCGCGTATGGCTTCACGCTCGACATTTGCGCCTACCGCCCGATGATTTGGGACCTCATGTCCATCGTGTGGGTCGCAGCGGCGCTGATCGGGTGCGCCTGGATCATGTACGACACGTTGTCGAAAGGGGGCTGATATGCCGTTGCTGGGTGCATTGTTCGTAACGCTGTTCGGGGGGCTGGCGAGTTGGCTCGCGCAGTGGCTCACGCGAAAGGTTGCGGTCATCGCGGCCGGTGTCGCCATGTTGAGCGTGATCATTGGGGGCCTCTACGCGGCTGTCTCCGTGGTAATTACGCCGCTGGCACAGAAGCTGTTCACGACGAGCTACGGCAGTGTCATGAGCATGGCGTTTCCTCCGGTGTCGGGAGACTGCATCGCGGCGGTAGGCTTGACCTGGGTCGCCTGCGCGATCTATCGCTGGCAGCGGGCCGCGTTGTCGATTGCGGTGCAAGCCTGATGCCGAATTACAGCGTCGAGGGCAAGCTCGGTACGGGCAAAGGCAAGTTCTGCGTGTATCGCCTGCAGGAGGCGGCGCGCGATGGGCGCAAGATCGCCGGCAACATGGATATCGTTGTCGAGAAGCTCACGCCTGAGCGCGTGACGCGCTATGTGCGCATCCCCGACAAGCCGACAGTTCGCGACCTCGAGGCGCTCGGGCACGGCAACCCGGATAGCTGCGATGAGGAACGCAACGGCGTGCTGGTGCTTGACGAGCTCGGCACGTGGCTCAACTCGCGGGGCTTTCAGGACAAGGAACGTGCCG